TGCTCTTCTGCCAGTTTCTTGCTGGCTTCTGAAGCTTTAGAATAAACTTTATCAAAAGTAATCTGTTTAAAGACTGCTTCTAAATCGGTTACTCCTGTTGCTATAGCTTTTGCTACAACTTCATCTGGATTAAAATCTTCACCGTACTTACTTTGTAATGTGTCGATAGTTCTAGTCAATTCATCCATAGCTTTCTGTTGTTCGAAAGCTGCGATTCTTTGCTCTAACTGTCGCATTTGCTTTTCAGCTGGGTCCATCCATTCGTCTTCGACTTCTGGTTGGGTTGCCACACCGTAGTGCTGCTGTAAAGCCTGCAAGGTGCCTGCTGGGTCCTCTTCCAATGATTTTGCAAGAGTAGCAGCAAATTCAACTTGCTTTCTCTGTTCGCTAAGTTCCTGTGTCTTACGGGTATAATCCGCTTGACGCTGGTACCCAGCTAGAGCCTCCTGTAAAGGTACTACGACTTCTTCGCCATTGACTTGGAGTTTAACAGCCTTGTTGGCTACCTCTGTATAGTCAAAAAAATCGGGCTCTTCTATTACGCCTGCTTCGCCTAATTCCTCGACTTGTCCATCTTCGACAATGGGGTCGATTACTTCAGTACTAGCACTAGCATCATTTATTTCTTCATTACTCATTTGGAATCCTGTCCTTCTATTCGGTTGTTCCTATATACTGTAAAAAATTTTACATATTACTTTTTATTATTGTTGCATTCCTTGCAAAAGTTGTAGTAAAACTTCTGGAGGAAGGCCTTCTAGGCCACCACCTGTTGGCGGAACTGGGATTTGTCCTCCTGGTCCTGTCAATGGTGCTGGTCCTAAACCTTGTTGCATTGCTACTAATTCGTCTGGGCTTACACCAGGAGCCTCTCCCTGCTGGGCTAAAGCTGCTTGGTCTGGCGACATCATTCCACCTTCTGGCTGTGTTAAATAAGCCGAAGCATCTTTTACGCCAAATCCAGTTCTTAAAACATATTCTGCCAACTTTGGTAAGTTTACAAGTCCAGCTTGGGCAAATGGTTGCATTGCCGAAACAATCTGCAAAGCCATATCTCTACGGAAAGCCTCATTCTTTGGAGCTGTTGAACCAGCCTCAACTGTAAAATCAAATTCACCAGAGATATAATCTTTATCAAAAGTCAACCATACTGGAGCAGCTTCGCTTCCTACTATTCTTACAGTCTGCTCTCCAGTTAAGAATTGCTGGCCTAACATTATAAGATTAGCAGCACAAGCAGCTATTGAGTTTTCAATAGATACAAGCTTTTCAGCCACTCTAGCATTACCAGCTTCAGCAATAATTGATGCTTCGCGGGCAGTTCTAGTTGTCTCTGGAATAGCACCACGCTGGTACTCTGAGACGCCTGACACACGGTCAATGTCATTTGTAATCAATGCTGACTGATTATAATAATCTTGTGGGTTGATGTAGGCAGGCATTGCTACCACTACGTTTTGTAGGTTTTCGTTGCCTTTAACTGGAACCAATACGTTGTCATCATCTGATGCCAAAGCCTGACGTCCAGCATCATCGAAAGCTGATTCACTAAACAAATACTTGCGTGAGAAGCGCTTTCTGTGGTTCATCATTTGTGTACGAGTTTCATTTAATTCGTACTGCAGTGGCTCAATAGCCTCAAGTTCACCCATTGGATAAAAGAAACCAGGGATTTCATAGTTACGCAACATGATGTAAGGATGGCCAAACACGTATGGCATCTTGGTTGGTTTAACCAAAAACTTGTCACCAGTATCTGAAAATATGCACATTTCACCAGTATCAATATTATAATATTCATAAATATTGCACTGTGCTTCATCGGCATCGATGGTTGTGTCATAGTTGCCAGTTGCTATGTAGTCACCATAAGCATTTGAAACTGCAGGTCCTACATCTTTTCTTGCTGAATAATCATAACGTTCATCATTCTTAACATCTTTTAAGGTGCGGCGACTTCTTTGTGCAATCCAACGAATATCATTCATGTCTGTTGCATATGGGTCAACGAACATATTAAATGGGTCAACGCGCTCTAGGAATGGACGGTCTTCTCTAATTACAAATGTTGATTCAACGTCGCCAACTATTGGTGGATTACCAGTAGCAGCTTCATCGGCAGTGTCTTGAATATCATTAAGCTTTGATTCTTCAACAAAACGATAACCAGTTTTAACCCAACCATGACCAATAATCAAGTAATCTTTAACTGCTCTTTGGAACTCTGGCTGACAACCATAATGCTGCCACCAATAGTTAATAATAGATTCAGTTACTACAGCTTTATCGCCATCTTCTGGTTTGCGCGGATTAACCATAATCTTTGGACGACCAATTGAAACAGCAGGAGCAAGTGTATTAATAGTTGAGAAAGCAATGTTTACAAGCAATCTGTCACCAGTAGCAACGCCACGATATTGTCTACCGCGATATAAGTTAATTAATCTTTGCCACAATTGACCATAGTTTTCTTGCTGTAATTTCTTTTGAGCAAGATTAACTTTTCCTCTATAGTTACTTAATTTATCTGAATTACTTTGTCTTGCCATGTTAACAATCCCACTTCTTTAATGCCAACGCTTTACGTGTTGGTCTTCCCTTAGAATCTTTCATCGGTCCTGGATTTCCTTCCATACGAGCACAGAATGACTTTCTTCTTGCAGCAGCTTTTGGAGATTTAGCAGCTTGTTTAGCAGACACTGGTGGTTTTAGATTCATGCCTTGCGCTTTTGCAGATGCACGACCTTTAGCATTCAATCCACCTGTAGGGCTTTTGCCTTCTTTTCTTTGCCAAGCTGGAGTTTTAGCCATTACTTCTTTTTCCTTGCTGCTTTCATATTATCAATCAAATTAGGATAAGGTCTACCTGCTGCTTTTGCAGAAGCTTTAGCTGAAGCTTTTTGTGCAGCTGTAAGTTTCTTTGGCGCGCCTAAAGATTTAGGACGTGCTTTTTCCCACACTGGCTTACTTTTCTTTGAGGCCATTATTTCTTTAACCCTTCTCCAATTGCTGCTAATCTGCAGTAACCATTTGGTTCAGCCTTTTCTACAATGATATGGCATCCTTTCATTTCAGGACACCAGAAAGCGCAGTTAGAGCATTTAACTCCCATTGTTTTCATTTCATTTTTTGCAGCTGATACATATCCAACCCATATACCATTACCATCATTATCAGCTAGTTTACCATATTCTTCAACTATATCGAACATAGATTCAACGTAGTCAGCTTCTGCAGGCGCAAGTTTAATAATAGGATTAGTTACACCTTCTGGTAAACCTTCCATCTCTTTTTCTTTTTCTTCTTCAGGCTTGCCAATCATAATAGCAATCTTGAATGCTTCTCCCATTGGGCTTTGTGAATATTTCATTTTTTTTTCTTCTTTACTGGTACGTTGTTAGAAAGTTTTTTCTTCTTTTTCTTTTTAGGATAATTCTGCTGTGTTGTACTATTCATAGCATCCATATCTCTTATTTGAATATTAGGACTAGGCATTATCCTTCTATCTCTCTTCTTTTAATTTCTTCAACTTCTGCCTCAGAATATACATAATCGTTTTGTTCACATGTATGCTCTCTTGAAGAGACAAATGCATTACAGTCAACACACCTATACAAAGGTCCATTGACTGTATACAAAACAAATTGACGCATTACTTAGCGCTTGTATATAGTCCGACGTATGCAGTAACTATTCCACTAATTGGTGCAAATGTTGTAGGATTAGCAAAATATATACCAAATGTTTTACACCCAGCTACACTGCCTCTATAGTTTTTAGCAAAGTATGATGGCGTTGAACCAACAACACTTTCAACTTGAGCTGTCAATGAAGAATCTTCTGCGTCATTTAAAGACCACAAGGCTCCTGCTGTATCTACTGCTGGTCTTGGGCCTGCCCAAAATGAAAGAGTTCCATCCCAACCTTGATTAGATACTAACTGTACAACTATACTGTCATAACCAGCAACATCAAATGGAAACCAATCTGATGTAGGAGTTGCTAATGTACTATCGTATTCAATGGTGATTTGTTTAAACATTATTTACCTTTTACTTTCTTAAGATTTGGATTTTTTCTTTTTGCTGCAGGACTTGCCTTGCGCGCACCAGCTGCTAATATTGCACCTGCACGCTCCATGCTTATACCTTGCTTCTTAGAAATCTGTTCTTGAGCTGCTTTAAAGCCCATGCCTTTTTTAGCTTTCATTTCTTTTTAGCCTTTCCTGCTTCGCTAAGTGCTATTGCAATTGCTTGTTTGCGTGATTTAACAATTGGTGCTTTCTTTGGTCCTTTAGGGTCTACACCACTGTGCAATGTGCCAGCTTTGTATTCCTTCATTACCTTAGAAATCTTTTTTTGAGCGGGTGTTTTCTTTTTCACTATTTGCCCATCTTCTTTTTAGAAGACTTGCCGTATGGTCTTGCAACAGCAGGACCCTGACCAGAACCACTAGTCTTACCATATGGTCTAGCTACAGCTGGACCTTGTGCAGCATTAAATGCTTCTCTCAATGTTGGCTTAGCTGACATTTTCTTTTTACTTGCCATCTTTTTTACTCTCTTTCACTAGGTCTTTTAATTTCTTTTTTGCTGTAGTTAATCTTTTTTCTGCTTTTGTTAATTCTTTTTTAGCTT